AAGATACCATTGTTAGTTACATTTGCTTGAGCACCTTTTTTAGCAGTAATGTAAATTGTTCTTACAACTTCTCTATTGATTTCAGCAAGAATCTCACTAGAAAGAATATTAGCAAGTTCTGTTTCTGCGTCTAAACCATGAATTGCTTTTAAGTCTTGAGCAAGTTCCATTGTGTACTCAGCCTTTAAAGCTCTTGATTTAGCAGTAACAGTTACTTTATCAATTGAGAAAGCCATCTGTGCGAAAGCGTTTGAAGCAGAATCACCTAATGCTTCAGCAGTATTAGTAGCAAGACCAGGTGCAGCTTCATACGAACCTACAGGTGAATCGTTCAATACAGCAGGGTTAGTACCATCATGAACAGAACCGCCAGCAGCAGAAAAGTCTGTGTCAGCTTCGTTGTATAATGCTTCAGTACCACCTTGTGATGTGTACTTGGCTTTCATTGCAAAGATAAGACCAGTTGGACCAGTCATTGGTTGAACACCACAGATGTCATATGCAACTAAATTAGGCATAGCTCTTCTAACTAAAGAAATTAGAATTGGGTCCCAATTATCTACATTTGAACCTGTAGCATTAGCAGGTGCAGCCTCTGAAAGAAATCTACCATCTTCTTTCATAGCTTTTTCTTGGTTTTCTAGGATAACTGTGGTTATTGCCTTCTTGTAAGTGTCGCTGATTTTAGGTAAATCTGCGTGCTCCAAGACTGGCTGCCACTTTTCCTGTAAATGTTCAGTTTGAAACATTTGTATTTCTCCTTTTACAGTTTGTTATTATTTATTAATTTTTGTATTTCTAATTAATTAAACTTTCTTTTTGGTTTTAGTGATTGCAGCCATATAAGCAGCCATTGAACCACTAATTTCCTTTGATTCTACTTCTGAATTTTCAGATTCAGAATCTACGGATTCACTAACTACATTCTTTTTTGGAAAATAACTTTCTTTAAGAGTTTCAAGTTTTTCCTTAAAAGATTCTTCTGTAGTAAATTCAGCATCTTTTGCTAATTCTTTAAACTTCTCAACTTCTGTGTCTACTAAATCAGCAGAAACTTCAGCGATTAAAGAATCACGAACCATTCCAGATACTTTACCGTTTAACTCGGTATTTTTCTCGACTTGTTCGTTCAATTTCTTCTCTAACTCGTCAATCTTTTCAGATTGTGATTCGAGAACATCATACTTCTCATTTGGTACATCAATATAATGCTCTTCAAAAAGAGTTTTAAGACCAGAAATGAAATCTTCAGCAATTTCACCTTTTAATCCTCTTTCGATAGCTAATTCATTATCTTTTAACCATTGTTCTACAACATAGTTTAGATAATTATCAACTTTTTCAGTTAAATCGGATTTAAAAGATTCCATTTGAGTTTCTGTTTCTTTTTTGCTTTCTTCTTCAATTCTTTCAACTTCTGAACGAATTTTAGATTTTACAGCAGCTTCAAAGATTGTTTTTGCTTTGTTTTTGAATTCTTCAGACAATTCTTGCCCATTCATTAACGCATCAACATCTTCAGAAACATCAATAGATGCTAAACGACTATCAAGAGTAGATTCCTCTTTCTCATCTTTCTCAACATCTTCTTTCTTAACTTTTTCTGCTTTCACAGAGGCTTTGCTTGATGCAGAAGTGTCTTTCTTCATCTTGTCTGCAGCTTTACCAGCAGGTGAATCTTTATCATCTGGTTCGTCAACAGCAGGACCTAAATCTTGTACTTCTCCATCAACCTTTTTTGAGGGTTCACCTTTAACAGCGCCTTTTTTAGCAACATCATGTTGTGCTTCTTCTAATTCTTGCTTGACTTCTGCCTCGAGGTCCTCAATCGTCTTATCTATTTCTGACATTGGGATTTCTCCTTTGGTTGTTGTTTTTGTCATATTATATTTATAATATTAAAGTTTTTTAAGGAACTTTGCAAACGCAAGTGCTTCAAAATTGTGAGTTTTTTTACGCACATTTGTTTCAATATCTTCCTTAATTTGTTCAACTTCTACTTCTTTCAGAATACCGTTGGACCAAACCCACTCTTTACCTTCCATAATACCTTCTACAAAGGCTTTTGGTGCAGATGGATCTGCAACGATATCGGCAGCAGTTGCCAAATAAAAGTCATTTTTCACATAATTTGCACCATTTCTAGATTCTAGTGAACCCATGCCTCTTGAAGAAACACCAAGTTTACCACCATCTTTAATAAGTGCTTTCGCAATTTCCCCCATAGGAGTGGACAACAATTTTGCCTCACCAATGAAGTTCTTTCCATCAGCCTCTAAACTCGTAACCATATGTGAAACTCTGTCAAGATTAACAGTAGGACCGTCAGGGTGTCCTAGTTCACCAAAGGCACGACCTTCAGCAACAAATTCTTTATTGTATCTATCTACTTCTTTTTGTAAAACAGCCATAGGATATACACGACCATTTCTGTTTTTAATGTCTGCTTGCATGAAGATACCTTTGATCTTCATTTCTTTTTCGCCGTCTTTTTCTTCAACAATATATTCTATATCGTTGATTTGTTCTGCGATTAATTTCATAGTTATTTCCTTTAAATTGATAACATTTCTTTTTCAAAATAACTCATAATGTTCTTTTCAGGTACATTATGTTTCTTTGAAACTTGTTTTATTGTTTTTTCAAAAGTATTTATAAAATCTGACGGCTTTTTATCCATAATTGTAAAAATTTCATCAACAGCCTTCTTCATTTTAGGTGTTAATTTCTTATACTGTTGCGTCATTTTGTGTTCATCTTTTTCAGGCAACTGTTTTCTAAAATTTTCAAACGATTTAATCACTACTTTCTTCCTCTGATGTTTCTGGAACATGATTCTTAATCATTGACTGTGAAACTTCTTGTCGTTTAACTGCAAGAGCATCACCAACTTTATTTGATATAATAGAGTTGAAGTGTGTTTCTGCTGAAACATTATCACCATCAGATAGTGAATTTACAAAATCTTTAATATTACTCATAATTTATCTCCTTAATTTTCGTCATCTACTGGTTCTTCTTCATCACCAATATCTTCAGATTCGTTGTCAATTTGTTTATTAATATCTTCTATTTCTTCATCATTCATTCTTAAAATGTTTTTCTTAACATATTCTTTAGAGAAAAATTGTCCTATATAAGGTTCTATTTGACCTAACATTTCAAGTCTTTCTCTCATAACTTCTGCATTTTTGAGTTCAGTAAAATGACCATCTTGTAAAAAGTCAAACTGAATGTTCTCTTTAAATAAAGGCCACTCATCAATTGAAATAATACCTTTTAACACTAATTGTGTTTTTAACATATCAGTAAACAAAATTGTAAACTTCTTACGAAGTTTCTGAACAAATTTTGTAAACTTTAATTCATCTCTTGTTATGTTATCAGAACGACCTATCTGAAATCCTGTTTCTTCTGCAAGTCTTGTTACTGGAACATTTAATGAACGATATAATTTTCTTTGAAAATATTTAATATCATCTATCTCACCAAGATTAGAACCGCCTGGTAATGTTGTGATCTCTGTACCACGACCACCTTCTCTACGAGGTAACCAGAAATCTTCTAACATTGACATATGATTTCTATCGTCACGAATCTCACCTGTATTTGCATCATAAACAAGTTTGTTTCTATAACGATTCATTACATCTTTAAGATAAGCTTCTGCTTTGATTTTTGGTAAGTTACCAACATCAATGTAAAAAATTCTTCTTTCAGGAGCTCTTGAAATACGATAGATAACTAAAGAATCTTCAATCATTCTTAATTGATTGACTGGTTTGATTGCTTTGTGTAAATGTGATAGAACAGTACCTTTGTGCATATCTACCAAACCAGATGGGCAATATGAAATTGAATCAGGTGATATCTTTATGCCTTGTGTTGCACCCGTTACTTGATGATTACCACTTTTATTAAAAAGATAATATTCTTGAGTTTTTGTTGTCATATCAAGACCAGTTTTTTTGTCTTTGTCAACAATCTTTTCTCTTACTTTTTTTATTTTTCTAGGGTCAATATATCTTACTTCTTTGATACCCTTTCTTGGGTTTGATTCATCAATAATTTTATGATAAAACAAACGACCATCAACATACCATCTTCTAAAGATGTCATGTCCTTTTGCATTAAAATCTAATAAACGCAAGACTTCGTTGAATTCTTCACGAACCTTGGATTTAATGTTTTGTGATATATCAAAATTATCTAACGATATTGATACTGACTGTCCTCTTTCATCAGATACTATGGCTTCATTTGTGATATCTTCTATTGCACTATCACATTCTGATTGTTGTGCAATATCACGATATCTTCTGATTTGATCCATCTCACTTCTATCACGACCATCCGTTGATAGAACCGAAGAATAAAAACCACCACCTGCGATATCTATTGTTCCGTCATCAGCAGAAGGTGGTGCAACACTCTGTGCTACACCACTATCTTTTGTATCTTTCGCCCTAGTAATTCTGAAACCGAATAACTCTGCCATTCTATAATTCTCCTATTCTTTCTACTTATTTAGTATACTTGAATTAGACACTACTTGCAGAGAATGAAGTATATCTCCATGTTACATCAAAAGTTTCAATATCACTAACTGTATCATATGATAACTCGACAGGCGCTAGAATTGTAGGCCAACAATTTGTTAACACATATGATTTCAATAAGTTGTCATCTCTGTCTAACTGTTCAACTGTTATTTGAGCAGTATAGTCTGCAACATTATTAAGACCAACATTAGTT